AATTCTCTCTACTATCTCTGTAAAGCCCACCATTGAGACATAAGCTGTTGCAAGTATTGTCCAGTCACCTGATTGTAAGTTGCCTAAGAAGAGCCCAAATGAAGCCACAACGAAGACCATTAGTTTTCTACTAATCCATTTACTTAATATCGCGTCTATCTTTTGTTTCACTACTTAGGTATACTTTTAATTTATTTATGTTACTCTCTGTGCTTTTAGTAACAATTGCCACAATCGGGACCACAGTCTCCATTCGCGCAGTCTTCATAAATCCACAATTGATTTTTTCGTAAGGGTATCTGTGTTTGTAAGCCACTAAAATATGTATTTCTTTTGTTAGGGTTCATTCCATCTAAAGCAGTTGGATTTGTATATAATGGGAACATGTTAGGATGTTGTCTTAAAAACTCTAACATTCTTTGATTGTAAAATTGTGCCGTGTCGATAGCACCTTCACGTAAATACTTCATTTCTTCTAATGTAGTAGGTTGTGTTTCTTCAGAGGTACCATTAAGTATGCCTTTCTCAACCATCTTATATTTTAAAGAAGGTAATAATAAATAAAGAGCGTATTGAATTAAACAAGGCCCTATATAATCTTTCAAGAACTCTGATTCATTTACTGTTAAATCATTAGCTATAACTCCTTCTTTTAATCTTTTGTAAAAAGGTGTACCTAATGTATCTTGAATATACAAATCTTGTGCTTGTAAGATTGAAGGTGTAAGAACATCAATACGAATATTGTTATCTAATGAAGTCCATTGCTTCATGCGTTGTTCCGAAACTAAAAGAACTGTTTCCATTATAATGATTCTATGTTTGTTTGTGGTGCTACATCTTCTATTGCAGCTTCGTTAATTAATCTATTAGGTATAACTTTAAAAGCTATATTAAACCCAGCTAATGTTAACATATAACCAAAGCCTGACATAATCTTTTTACGTTTAGGTTCAATTACAGTACCTTCAAAATGTGCCCATGCAACTCTAATTTCTTCGGCATTTGACGAAAAACCCGCTGAATCTTTAATACCTAATAATAACGGTGAAGTAATTCTATGTGCTGTTAATATCCTTGACGTTATTCTTTCTTCTAATAATAAATAATAATCATCATTTGCCGAATCAATTGGAGTAACTTGTAGTTCTTTACCTGGTTCTGAAAAAGCTAAAAAATAGCGCCCTGCATTTTCAGTACCGCTAAAAGTAGCCTCTATCTCTTTATACACATCTCTACGCTCTTCTGGTGAAGGAACACCATTTCTAAATTGTATAAACATGCTGGGTGCCAGCCCGTTAGCTATGTTATTTGCATGAAAACGACTGACTTGAGCGTCAAGTGAAATGTCTGACATTGCCGCAACATATGCTGGTAATGGGTAAACTTGATTGCCTGGAGTATATGAATAAAAATAAAATATTTGTGATGCATTATCACCTTTATTATCCGTAGCATCAAATGCTTTATAAGGTGTATATGGGTACTTTCTTAAGTTAGCCCAATCTGCAGAATAAAAATACTCTTCAACTTTATCTTCTTCGTTTGGTTTACCTGACCTTACATTAGCAAAAGGAAGATGGTAAATCTCCGAAATCTTTGTTCTTTCACGATTCCATACAACATTTAATGCATAACCTTGGTATAGTGAGTAATCTATTGCAACCTTTTCAAATATTTCATCAATAGTTTCACCAGCTGAATTAATATATTCATCTCCAATAGTTTCAATGCCTTCGCCGATAATACCGGCTACTATACTGTCAATTGCTGTGTGATGCATAGCTGACGTATCATATAATCCAATTAATGTTTGTGGAAATAAATTATCAGCTCCGTAAAACATATAATTTTTTGACCTTACTTCTCTAATATCAGGTACTTCAATTGCTTGGAATTGTGCGCCTTTTATAGAATAAATTCCTTCTGGTGTTTGTCTCATATTTTATATTAATAATTTTAGTACGTAGGTCTATAAAATACCTCTGATACTCTTTCTTCTGTATATATACCGCTATCAAAATTAGTGGTTCCTAAGCCTCCACCTGGTTCAGTTATTATTTTAACTAAACCTTTTTCAAAGGCTTCTTCAGCAAACACCGCCATACTATAGTAATAAACACCATTGTAATGACTATCACCAAAACTTATAGGGAACGTCACTTCAAATGTAGTAAATCTTCCATTTGAAAGCGTTGCGGTTGCATCTAAGGTAAGCGGTTGATGAGAGTACTGACTTGTTAAAGTAAATACATAAAGTTGCCCTAAAGCAAGATTTGGTTGGTTTAAGCTAAACTCTAATGTTAAATTACTTTCTTCGATTAATAGGGTCATATTTATTGACTATTTTTAAGTCTATATTATTAAATATAAAAAAGGTAAATTTTGTAGCAATTATTTTTTATGACGAAACTTTTTTTAATTATTTTGTATAATTTTAAAAAAACAACTTAATTATGATATATTATTTATATAGATTAGAAAACTCTTTAAAGTTTGACAAGTGTGGTGTTACTATTAATTGGAATATAAGATTTAAAGATAATAAAAGAACACATGGTAATCAATGTGTTATCACAGAATTAGAAACTATGGAAGGTCCTAATACACCTGAGTTCTGGCAAGTAGTTGGTGATAAAGAATGGGAATTAGCAAATCAATATGGTTATCCAAGAGGTATACATTATAGAGATACAAGAATTCATAGCTTATTATCAAATACACCAGCAGCGTGCGTGAAAATGAGTGCCGCGGCCACAGGAAGAGTAAAATCTGAAGAAACTCGACGTAAACTTAGTATTGCAAATAAAGGAAGAGTACCATCTAAAGAAACTCGACGTAAACTTAGTATTGCACTTAAAGGCACAACACGAAAAGCTTTAAGGTCTTTAACATTTGAAATTGCTGAAGAGATTCGAGCTAAGTATATTCCAAGAAAGTATACTATACAAACTTTAGCAGATGAATACGGAGTAGCACATAGGGCTATATTTCAAATTATTAAAAATATAACATATATAAAAAAGGGCAACTAAATTAATAGATGCCCTTTAATATTTAAGTTAGTTTGTAACTATGATTCTACAATTGTAGAAGTAACAGTATACATCGGAGAACTTTCCAATCCTCCTAAAACAATTTCATACCCGTTTTTATCGCTATAAGATGTACCCGACGTTGCAGATGCGCTTACAGTGAATGCTCCTTTTTCACACCCAATTGACCAATAAGTTCCATTACCATCTTTAGCAACAACTACCATTGAAGTAGCTTGAGCCATTAAAAGTAATTGATTTCTTTTTTCAGCTTCCATGCGATTAAATACGCAAGTTAGTTGCTGGTCAAAATAGAGGGTTCCATTTTCTTGAGAAACTGTAGCAGTTTCAGTTATAGAACTGGTCTGTCGTGGAACTTCAAAGGTATAAAAGTCTGAAGGTATAAGTGGAGAACCACCTACAGTTATTGCGGTAATGTTTCCTGCTGTAGATGTAATAGATTCAACTGGGCCGTTAGCTATAAATATCTTTTCGATACCTCCAGTAGAGTCATTACATAAATCAAGAAAACCAGCCGTTAAGTTTGAACATGACATAATTTTTTTATCAGATTTTTTTAAAGTTAATAAAAGCTAAGGGCCGAAGCCCTTAGCCTAAGATTTGTTTGGATTATAATCCGTTTTGCGCAAATACATTTACTTCAGAAACGCCAACACCTAAACGGTAAGCAGCTCTAAATTTCATTGTATCTTCTGATTGGTCGTAGAAAAATCTGAATGAATCAAGTTCATCTAACAATCCTGTTGCAGCTAAAATCATTTTTGAAGGACCTGCAAATTTGAAATCATTACCTTCTAAACCTGAAGATTTAACAACAGTACAGTTAGTACCAGGAAGGATAATGATGTCGTTACCTTCAACTGAATTGAAGTGGTAAAGGTTTTGTGCAACTAAAGACCTTGTAAGAGCTCTGTAAGAATCTGGAGAAACTACCATAATTAAGTCTTCTCTGTCTTTTACAGATTCTGCGATTGCATCATAAAGGTCTAAAGCTTGTTCAAATGCGTTTGTAGAATCCCACGCAGCTGGAGTACCAGCTTGAAGATTTGCGCCTGCTGCCATAATAGAAGCAAGACCAGCTGCACCTGTAGAAACGTTACCATTGATTAAGTAATTTTCGTTTTCTTTTCTTAAGCTTTTAGCATAAGATTCAGAAATAACTTCTTCAAAAGGAATAACGTCATTGCCCATACCAGGTGTCATGAAAGCAGACATGTAATTCGCGCGAAGTGTTTCAACGCAAAGAATTGATTTACTCTCTAATGAATCGACCTGAACGTCAACTTGACTGTAGTTTACGTTGTTTCCAGATGTTGGGTATCCGCCGCAACCTGCAAGCACGATTGGAGTTGAAGTATCTACTAAATTGATAGATACTGTGCCTGATGAAAAACCAGGTCTTAAATCTACGTAATTAAGTAAATCTGTGTTTAATACCGCTTTAGATATAAGTTCCAATGATAATTGGTCAGTATACGCCGGTAATGCTGATGGTAAAAATGTAAATGCCATTTTAATTAGTTTTTTTGTTAAGTTAAGTTAGTTTAATTCTTACGGATAGCTTTTATAGCTTCCATTCTTTTTGTTAAAGCATCTTCTTTAGAAGACTTTGCTTCTGAGAAAGTGTTTCTAATTGGTGTTGTTGCAGGTTCATCTGCAATTTTGTTAAAGCGAGCTTTTAAAGCTACAACCTCTTCTGTTAATGCCGCAATCTCTTCAGTGAAAGGAGCAATCATTTCAGCAATACCTGCTAAAAGTTCTTCTGTTGCAGGAACTGCAGCTTCAGATACTGGAACTTCTATTGCAACTTCTTCCATTACTTCTTCAGTAATTTCAGGAGTTTCAGCAGCAGCCTCAGCAATTTCCATAATTTCACCATTAGGACCAACCGTAATTAACTTACCATCAGTTGTTTCGTGCATTCCCTCGGGTGCATATGGGCTTTCAACACCTTCTTCTGTTTTAATAAGAAGAACTGCACCAACCAATAAATCACCTTCAGTATACACTTCAGTTCCATCTACTAAAGTAGCTTCAGCAAATTTAGAACGAGTAACAACTGCTTGGTCAGCTGCGAGCATAACTCTTAGCTTCTTAACCATGTCTTGTACTGTCATAATAATTTTTTAATTTTTTTATATATATGGGAACGTTCCCATTATAATTAAATATAAAAATGTATCAGAATGACAAAACTTTTTTCAATTATTTTTTATATAAAAAAAAGGCCCCCATTTCTGAGAGCCTTAGGTACACAGAGCCATAGCCCTATATGTTATCTTAGTTCGTCTGCGTCCATATAATCATAATCAGCATGGTCTGCAGTGTCAATCAACCATTGTCCAAATTCTTTGAGTAAATCAGATGGTTTTTCATTAGTGAATGTTCTTGCAGGATGGCAACCCATATATTTCATAAAATGTTCTTTTTGCGCTAACCATGTTTGTAGCTCATTTGCGACTGCTAATTGAGTAACTTCAGTTAGTATGTTAACAGTTTCAGATGGTTTTGCATCAAATTGATATTTGTCAAAGAATTCATTACTTCTAACTGAGAAGTACTTTTCTGTTTTCTTTTCAGATAGACCGTCTATTGCTTGAGCAATATCATTTCTAAATTGGTCAGTTGATGTTTTACATAGTTCTTGTGAGATAGCTTTTTTAGCAGCTTGATTCATTTCGAATTCTGTCATTGTGTTTACTGTGTTTGTGTTTTGTGTTTGCATTTCTTTTTCTTTTTTTAATTTTTAATTATTATACGTTTAATTTTAATTTTGTTTCAATTTATATATTTATTATCTGGTTGAAGAGATGATGCAAAATATTGTTGAACTGCTGCATTAAATTTATCTTTAGTAAACCATATTGATGGGAACCATTCTGCAAGGCGATTGGCTTCTGTTAGTAATTCACTATCAGTTTTTAAATTCCATTTATCTGACCAGAATAGGTCATCAATTAGTCGTTCAATTTCCATTTCACCAGACCATTCTGAAATGTTTAATAGGATACCGTTGATTTGTGCTTCATTTAGATTTAGCATTTTAATTTTTAATGCTTCTGCTTTACTTGAATTTTCCATTGTTTCTGTGTTTGTGATTTGTGTTTGCATTTCTTTGTTTGTTTCTTAATTATAATGTAAATATAGGTAATCTTTTTGACATAAAAAAGCTTTTGCCCATTTATTTTCAATTTATTTTACACAAGCTCTGCAGT